CTGCCGCTTCTCCCGCCGTTGCTACTGCATCGGTAGTGGATGCCGCCGCATGTGCTGAGGTCGCTGCCGTGAGCATACCGAACAACTCCACAATACCCTGTATGCCCTCGGCAATGGAAATGAAGCCATTAATAAGTCCCGTCACCTGCTGCCAGGCATCGCCGTTGCCCTCCAGCGCATCACTTATGCCCTGAATGCCGTTGCCTACACCCTGGATGCTTCCCCAACCGCTTTTGATGTCGCCAAACACCTTGTCAAAACCATTGCTGTCAAGTTCAATCTTTATAGGTTTCAATCCGATTTCTGCGAGTTGCCGGTTTATCTCCTCTATCTCTTTCAGTGCCTCGTCCTTGCCAATAATTCCTATTTCGTAATCTGTTTGTATGCGGCTTGCCTTATTCTGGGCGTTGTTGTGGCTCTGTCTCTTGTCGGCTGTACTTCCCTGCACAATGTATGTCGGCTCTGTCTCTGCCTTGATAGATACCTTACCCTGTGTAGCTTCGTCTATCTGCCGTTGTATGTCGGCTACCTTTGCATCGGCTTTCACCCTTGCATCTATTGTGGTGGCTTTCTCAAACTCCTGCTGTGCGTCGTGCAACTGTTCTTGCAATTCCTCGATGTAGGTTTTGAAATGTACCTCTATCGGCTTAACGCCCAACTTTTCAAGCTGCTTGTTAATGTCAGCTATCTGCCTTTCGGCATCTTCCTTGCCGATAAGTCCTATTTCAAAGTCCTGCCTTATCCGGTCTATGTTGTGTTGTGCATTGGTTCGGCTCTGCCTCTTATCGGCCGCGCTTCCCTGCACAATGTATGTCGGTTCTGTCTCTGCCTTGATAGATACCTTACCCTGTGTAGCTTCGTCTATCTGCCGTTGTATGTCGGCTATCTTTGCATCGGCTTTCACCCTTGCATCTACGGTTATGGCGTTGCCCATTTCCTTTTGTGCCGCCGCCAACTGCGCCTGTAATTCCTCTACGTGGGTTTTCGGTTCATCTTTCTTATCGTCTTTGAGGGTCGTTTTCTTTGGGGTATCCTTGACGTGTGGGGTAGTCGGCGTATCAGCCGTAATAAAACTACGTGCTGTGTTCAGCTGTGTGGTAAGCTGCTTTTGTGTGCCACCAATCTGTCGGTTTACGGATTCAATTTCTTTATCTACACTATTAATCTGTGTATTTCCTGAAATATTCGTACCGTTGTACCTCTCCGCTCCAACTTTGGTAAATCTCCACTGCCCATCGCTGCCAACCTTGCCGTAACGATCGCTACGCCAATTTTCGGGCACGATGTCACCCTCTTTTGCGTGTCGGCCTCCCTGCTTGGCATCATCGGCAATAGTCTTGGTTATCTTCTGCTTTTTATCAAGTAATTCAATTTGACGCTGATACAAAGCCGTGAGTTTTGCCGCATACGCTGCCGCCAATGCCCTTTGCTTGAATGCCTCCACCACTGCATCGGTTTTGCGGTTAAATATGTTCTCGGCTTCCGTCACGTTACCGATTTTCAAGCGCAATTCATTGAAGGCACTTTGGTTATCCTTTATCCACGCCATTTTCTGCTGCTCTGTGGATAATGCGCGCCAACCTGCTTTCAGTTTCTCATATTTCGCCATGAGGTCGGCGTATGTGTTCTTTAACGCGCTGTCGTAGACGGTTTTTATATCGTCGGCTGCATCGCTAATGCCTTTCATGCTCTTGGCTGTGTCCTCCGCCTGGGTCTGCGCATCTGCCGACTTTGAGGTAAATGCTACTATAACCTCAGTAAGCGCAACGATAGCCACGCCAACGCCTGTAGATATTAACAAACCCTGTATGGCAAGTTTCAGTGTTGTGGCACTCACCGCCGCACCGCGAAATGATGCAGACATTACTTGCGCCAAAGCATTCATACGCACCGATGTAGCGTTCCATACAAGCGAAGCGGCATTCATTGCCATTGTGCGAACCTTGACAATAGCCTGTATCTTTGCAAGATTCTTCAAACCACCAGCCATTGCAGAAACGGCAATCACGGTATTGCCAATCTGTGCCATAATGTTGAGTACCGGCATAATGTCACCCATCGTTGAGGCTATAGCGTCGCCCACTTCTGCAAACTTGTTTTTGAGTATCTGCAAACTTGCCGCTCCGCTGCTGCTCATAATGGAAAAAGCATCGTCTATAGTTCCGGCACTGCCTTTCATCGCTTCCACGTTTTCATTAAACTTGGCCGCAAGTTGCCCAGTGAGTGGCCCCAATGCTCTTAGGCTCTCGGCACTGCCGAATAACTTACCGTAGATTTCCTGCTCCAGCATACCGCTCTTGCTGGCGTATGCCTTAACGTTCTTATCTAAGTCGGTGAGGAAATTACGCATACCTCCTGCAGCCTTGATAGCTGCAGCATCAAACTCGATGCCCATTTGCTGTGCCATCTTGCTTGCCTCACTCGACGGCTTCACCAAAGCGGTAAAGATAGCGGCTAACTGGGTGGAAACTTCTGCCGTGTTACCGCTCACACCCGTAAGCGTTGCAAAGGTTGCCATAAGTTCGTCAATGCTTACACCCAAAGTGGCGGCATTGCTCGTAACTTTCGGTAGGGCTTGTGCAAGCTGCTCAAACGATGTTACACCATTCTTAGCCGTGAGCTGTATTTTATCCTGCACGTCACCTGCTTTGTCCCACGACAAACCATAATTCTTGATAATGGTAGATGTAACCTTTACAGTCTCACCCAAATCAGCGATACCGCCAACGGATGCCTTAGCTGATTTCTGCAAAAAGGCTATCCAGTTGTCTTCAGGCACGCCATTGCTGATAGCCTGGTACAATCCGTTAGCGAGTTCGTCACGTACTACCGGAATGCTCTTTGATAACTCGGCTACCTGTCCTTTGAGTCTGGCAAAGTCCTCGCCGCTCTTTCCTGCCATCGTGTTAGCGGTATTCATGGCTGCGCTGAAACTGCGGCTTTCCTCGGTAACGCCGTTGAGTGCTCCCGAAATTTGCGAAATGGCATTGGTAACGTTATTAGCCGCCATTACCGCCTGGTTGAAATTAACCAAAGCCGCATTTAGTTTTTGGCTGCTCGTCTTGGCAGAATCAAGCACACGGCGCAACTCTTCCACTGTAGAAGTAGCTGTAACCAATTGCTCTTTGCCGTCGACAACCAGTTTAACGTTAAATTTTATTTCTTTTGCCATATTTTCAGCGTATAAGTAACTAAGTAATCAATATTTTTTGTATCTTTGTGGAGAAGCATTCAAACTAAGCGTTATCGTTATGGAAAAGAATTGTAAGAGCATCAACCACATCCCAAAAGCTGCAACAAACGATGTAATGAGTAAGCCAAAAAACGAAATCAAGGCAGAACTTATTAGTGTCGAAGTTGTAGGCGAGGATACGCCACACAAGCATTCCAATAAATATGAGGCTTGGGGCGTAATTGCCTTGTTGTCTCTCGCGGTCTGGGTTATCTGTCTGACGTATTTTGTTTCTCATAACCAATCAGTCAACGGCTTGTTAGCCCTTGGTGGCTCTACCGCATTGTTCTTTCTGTCTATTGGGCAAATGGTGCTTACAAGTTCCGAAGAACTGAATGACGAAGCTATTTAGGTTTCCTACTTTTCCCCAACACTTCCTCAAAACGCTTTAACGCATCTTCCTTAGATACTGCCGGGGCTACTTTCGTATGCTCCGTCTTTTTCTTATCATCCCATGGAAAGGGTAGAAGTCCGTGGGGCGTTAGCCCTTTCTTGGCATACGGCTGTATGTTTATTGCAGCAAGCATACGCATACATTCCCACCTGTCTTGATACTGCGCCATCCGCTCATCGCTGTACGCCTTGTATATGTGGCTGAACTCCTCGGGTGTGAGGGCGCAAAAATCATTGTATGGCAAACCAATGTTGCCAACGGCTATGCCCAGAATGTCGAAGATGCCTAACCTTTTTTTTTGCCCTCCGTGTCGGTGTCCTCGGGTGCCTGGTCTGTGGTGTTCACGGTGTCCGTCCACTTGTTGAGGTCTTCGGGCGTGAGGCTGTCGGCAAAGTCCATAAGCGACATATCGAACTCTACGCCATCGTGCTTACAGGCTGACGCCACGCAACAAAACAGATAGGCACACATATCCGATAGGTTGTTGCCTAACTCCGTCACCTCCTTGCCGGTCTCTTTCTTAAAGCGAAGCATAGCCCCCATAGTCTGCCTACAGGGGTATGCCTTGCCGTTAATCATGATTTCAATCTTTTGCATAAATTAACTAATAACTCAATAAATCAAGCATTTATCTTAAAAACAATAGGGCCTTTGTTTCATGTGGGCGTTACTTGCTCACTGCCTTGCCGTTGTCAGTTGCCTGCGTCGTTGTCAGTTGCCTGCGTCGCTGTCGCATCCTTGCCCGGGTAGGTCTCAGGCTCGCCGTCGTTCTCCAAAGACACGTTGTAAGTAGCATCGTCCTGCGCCGGGCTTGTCTCCTCCAATGAGGCGATAACAAAGTTACCCTTTACATAAGGTGTCGTGTCGCCGCCTCGCTTGAATGCCTCAACCTCCACACTTGTGCCCTTGCCCCAAAGTGGTGCAATCTGCTCATGTCCGTTCTCGGTTTCGTCATAAAAGCGCAAACCCTCGGCACTGATAGAGATAGACAAACCAGTCACTCCTTTGCCCTTCCAAAGTCCGCTGCTCTTAGCAGCACTCGCTACAGGCTTGACGGCACGGTCTTTTGTTTCGCTGTTGAAAGTGAGGGTGTGGCTTGTGCAATGTCCCACCGCCTTGCCTCCAACTTTAAGCAAAAGGTCACTACCATTGATATATCCAGTATCTGTCATAACTATTAAAAATTAAATGGT